TCCCTTTACATAGGCCAAAATTGGCCTATAATAGAGTCATGGATCAACAGCAGCACAGGGGAAATCAAATGAAAGTCGCTCTCAACATCTGGACGAAAGGCAACATCGAGCGGGTGTATGTCAAAAATGCAGACACCGGCGAATCTGTACCCGTATTTTTTTTCCGCAAAGACGACATTGAGCGAGGCGGCATCCGGACGTCAGAAGCCGGTATCTCCGGAGACGCGGAAATCGCAGAAAAGATTTTGGCTGCCGTTGAAGCTGCCCACGGTATGCGCAATTTTAACGGCCTGAGCTTGGCCTGCCAAAATGCTCAAGTCATGTATTACGGCGCAATGAAAAATAAATACAAAACCGCAGCGGCGATGAAAAAAACCATTAAATCTCAAGTTTTTGAAATATAAAGGATAAATCCATGATCGGAATCGAAAACACCGCAGATAGCCAATGTAGATCAAGCCGGAGATACCATGTCTATACAGGGCCAGCCTGCATGGTGTGGCTGGAGTATGACAATCTTGATGATGCTATCGCCGAAAATCCAACGGAATGGGTCTGGGACATCGTAACAAAATTGCCGGTATACCAGCCCGATGCCTCCTGATCTCATCACCACCACCCTCGACGCCCTAACCCTCCCCGGCATGACGCCTGGGGATGCCGCTCGCGAACTTTCAAACGGCCTCAAGTCTGACCTTGGCATGATTTATGATGCTACCCGCATAGGACAGTGGCGCCGGGGCGAGCGGGCCATACCGCAGCCCGTGCAAGATTGGATGCTGCGTGCGTCGATCGCCTACGCGATCAAACAGTGCGGGGGAGTGGCGCCGGCCGACAACGCCGATCTTGACCGGCTCGCGGCGATGCTTTGCCCCCCCGCGCGCTGATTATCCGTTTCCGATCGGCGCCGACTGCGCAAGCAATTCGGTCTTCCGAGCGCTGCCGGCCGTCGAGCCGAAGTAGTAGGCGAGCACTTGCTCGGCTTTGGCTGACAGGTAGCCCACCAGCGTGCCGGCCAGCGCTCCATCCACTTTCGCCGCCCCAAGTAGCGTTGCGCCGACCATCGCGATAAATGCCCCGATCACAGAGTAAGCCAGCACGCGGTTTGTTGCGTCACGGACCGATGCTTCGCGATCGCGTGCACTTTTGACGTCCGCAAGCTGCGCCTGCAGGGTTTCGACTTGCGCTTTTAACTCGGCGGATCGTGCATCGTTGGCGAGCTCTTGCAGCCGCGCGGCGTTGTCGAGTTCGGCCTGCCGGACTTTTGCCAGGGCTTCGGGATCGGCTCGCAGTGCTGCATCCACTGCCGAGGGCGTGCTGTCGGTGCCAAGGGCAGCGGCGGCGATTTTTCCGGCGGCGGCAACTGCTGCGGCCGCAGGCGCACCGGCGCCCGTCATGGCGAGTACCGAGGCGAGAAACGGGGCGCCCTGCTCGACAGCCCCTGCAACGTCTTTCCAGTCCATGTTTCGATTTCCTTCCTGTCAGGCCGTCAGGCCTGCCGTGTAAGTGGTGCCGGAAGAGCCAAAGTGCGCGGTCAATATCTGCCCGCGCATTGCCGGGTCGAAGCTGACGTGCACCCAGGTGCCCTCTTGAATGATCTGATCGGCCCGGATTCCGGCGGCCACCAACCGCTTGACGATCTGTAGCGGCGTCCCAAAATCGGGGCAAGTGAAGTCGGCGGCATAGCCGGACATATGGGCGCTATTTCTGGCGCCGCCTACGGCCCGATTGAGCGTCGGGCAGCGGTAGCCGCTGTCGACGTGAAGCGGATGGCCGCCGAGCGCGCCGCGGACCTTTTCGAGTCCGGCAGCCAGGCGCGTGAGGTGCGTGATTGTTTCGAGGCCTGGGGTGTTATCGATGCCGAGCCGCTGGGCGGTAGAGCTGGCGCACAACTCAACGAGGGAGAAGTGCTCGGAAAGCTGGGTCATTTCAGATGCTCCTTGAAATACAAAAAGGCGTCGTAGCCAAGCTTGCCGATACCCCCCAGTAGAGTGACGATTGCCCACCCCCCCACTTGGGTTTTGATCTTCTCGGCGCGCTCACGCTTGCGCCGCTGCTGCTCCAGCCACTCGGCGACAAATGCGTGGTGCGCCCTGTGGATTTCCTCGGGAACCGTCAGCTTCGCCATTTCTTCGCGGATCGCTGATCCGATGTCCGCGGCGAGGCTGGAGTAATCTCGCCGGTCTGGTTCGTGGTCAGGCATCGGCGCCCCCAAAAGCAGAGGGCCGCCAATCGCGGCCCTTGGTGGCGGTTTCGGATTTGGCCGTCGGCTCACAGAGGCCACGTCCCATTCTGTAGAGAGGTTTCATGCTTGGCCCCGTCAAGTCTTGATGCAGTACATCATCGCGACGTTACGCGGACGAGCCTCACCCCCCCCCGACGACGCGACCGTGATCGTATGTTCATGTCCGGTGGTTACAGGATGGCTATAGCGAATATAGTCACCCCCATTCCCGACTATTGTCGGGGCTGGGCCAACCGTATCGTTGAGTACCACACCATCAGTTACCGATAATTCTGCCGTCGCAGTGTGGGTGTGCGCTGCATTTTGTCCTGACTGGGAAGACCCGGCGGACCGGACCGCATCCACTCCACGACCGTGGTCCCATCCGCGCAAAAACTCCCCGCGCAGGTCCGGGACATTGAACGTGGTCGATCCGTCGCCGGCGCCATGGATGGTTCCGACCGCCGCAAACAGGGCGGCATAGGTGGTGCGGCTGATGGCGGCGCCGTTGCACTCCAGCCAGCCGGCGGGCGCTGTGTCCCCCCCAAAGGGACTAACGACACCCGGCGGAACGCTGGAAATACCCGAGATGAACGGCGCAATGAAGTTCTGCAGCGCCTCGGTTAGCTCAGTCACGAAGCCGATAATGTTGCCGTCGTCAGGGACGCTGACGCCCTGCGCGACGATCCAGTTCGCGAGCCCTGCGGACACGAACGACGACTGGCGCCAGACTTTGTTCAGCTGCTGAGACTCGGCCACGCCAGTCGAGAAGCCAGCGGATCGAGCAGAGAGCGCAACATAGGCGGACTGGCTCATGACGTTAGCGCCGGATCCGGTGCCGAAGGGAAGGATGTCGGTTGTTGCCATGTCAGACCTCGGTGATTGTGTAGCTGTTGATCGTGACGCCGGACGGCTTGATGCCCAGGTATCCCCCGGTGATTAGTGCCGTGGTGACCGCATCCAGCGGGTGGTCGGTATAAACGAGCACATCCATGCTCATGTCGGCGTTATCCTGGATCTGGAAAGTAACGCCGGTCCCGTCAAACATCACAGACCAGGCGTCCACCGCCCCCTGTCGCGTGCCGTCCCACTGATTGGCGGCAATGCGCGCCTTCAGCAGCAGGCGGTACGGCCCATCGTCGAGCCGGCTGATGCCGGTCGTAGCGTCAAACGGGCCTTTCCACGTACCTTCGTCAAAGCCAAGGCCGGCAACGTCGAACGAAAACCATGCCCCACTGATCGGAATTGACAGATATCTCGAGCGTCCGACCCACAGACCCACTGCATCGAGCTGCACGCCCTCTGCTACGTCCAGATCAAAGGCCGCGGGCATCGCCGCAATCAGGCTTTGTGCACGCACTAGCGGCCGGGTAAGCGCCTCAACAGTTGCCATGAATCGGGGCCGGACGGCGTGCTCGCTGGTGACAAGCGGGGGATAGGGGTTTTCGATCTCAGCCGGAGGCGGTACGAGAGAAACAGAGCGAACAGTGACAGGGCCGGACTGCGTCCCAGCCGAGACGCGTGCAACGATGATCCAGCTGGTGACGTGCTCTCCTGGGTCGATGATCGACCACGACAGGCCTGATGTCGTGGCTGTGGCCCATGTTGCGCCGCCATCGAACGACACGGTGACAGCCTGTCCATCGATAAGGGTGGCGCTGATTGATCCGGATACCGTTCGTCCGGCCGATCCGTCGTACGTTGTCCAGTCGCCGCCCGGCGCTGTGTCAGCAGTCATGCTGTCTATCGTTACGCGCTGGGAGGGTGGCTGCTTTACGAGCGGGAGGAGTAGTACGGTGCTAGACCAATAAGGATCAGAATCCCCGGTTGCAAAATCTTCGGGGGTATAGGCTGCGGTATAACGAGCAGCTTTTGTGATGCGAAGGTTTCGCATCCAGCCCTTGACCGGGTATTCGACGGTGTTGTCAGGGGGGGAGTAGGTAGCTCCGAGCAGGAGACGGGAGGCATGCAGAGGATAGGTAAACGTAACGGTTTTTGTGGCTACCAGCACTCCGTCTGAAAAATAGCGCGTTATGCCGGACTCGGCATCGAAGCAAACCGCCATTCTGGCGAAGGCGGACTGACTGCTTGGGATATCAAATGCGAGATCGCTGCCGTTCTGACCGGGGATGCTGTTTGACGGCTGCCAATTCGTGAGCGGGGCTCCCTCAGCGGCGTAAGAGCATCCGACCGCCCATCCCCACTGACCGTCAATAAAGTCCAACCATCTCGACTGCATCGAGTTGATATACCCAGTATTCGACGAGCGGTCGAACCAGATATCAACCTCAACAGTGAAGCTGGCATTCTCAAAATAAAAGTCCGCAAGGTTTCCCAGCACCTTCAGCGCAGACGACCCATTGAAATAGGTACTAGATGCGTCGGGCTGGGGGGCTCCTACCGCCAGGAGAGTGTGCCGGCCAGTCAGGTCAATTAGATCCATGATCAGGACACCGTAATCGTGACGGAGGCCGGCGGGCAGTCGGCCGCCTCGTTGAACAGGATGGCGACATCGGCGGCGGCCGGCGTGCCGGCATCGCGCGCAATCAGGATTCCCGTGACGTTGTATGTGCCATTGAGGCCAGGAATCTCCGCGGCCGCAAAAAGCTTGGACAGATACACGTCGGAGCCGCTGGGCAAGCCGGAAACGTAGCCGGACAAGGCTTGCGCAATGGCTGCGCCGGTTGTGGACACGTAACCAGGCAGCGCCTCCATCGCCACCTGAATCGCAACCGGAACAGCAGTCGGGCGGAAGAAATTGATCGTCACTGCCGGGCCCGCGCTGTCTGCCACCACAACCGACGTGGTTCCATACGTGCCGGCGCCCGGCGTCTTGTGGCGGGCGATGGATGCCGCAATTTCAGCCGGATCGCCGCCATCAACGACAAACGACAGGGAGTGCGACGGGATACCGTTGCTGTCCGTCGTGTCGGTGTCGTTTTCGTACGGACTGCACGCGCGCACGCCGGCAATGTTGCCGATGGACGACACGATGGACGACAGCACGGATAGCGCCGGCAGTGAGGTTGATACAGACTGGCGCACGCGCAGGGCCGCATCCGTCTCGACGGGGGCGCCCGGCGTTGCTGCCGCCGGGTTGGTGGCGGTCTGCCAGCCGCGAACGGGCGTCACGATCTGGTTGATGGTGTTCGCGCCGGCCGTCACCTCGCCTTCAGTCTGGCAGGTGGCCAGTACGTCGGCCTGCCCGGAGATCGGTATCGACACAGAAGCAGGGAGGGACCATTGGCGAATCCCGTCAGACACAATGCCGCCGGAAATGACGGTTCCGGCTTGCCCGACAATACGCACCGTGGCCGTGCTGTTGCTCGCAGACAGGCGGCGGATTCCGTTGATCTTGACCATCGACGACAGTCCGGCACCCTGGCTGGTTGCCGGACTGAACTGGTTGTAAGCAGCAATGGTTGCGGAGTTGGTGTCGTGCAGGGCGAGCGCAAAGATAGCCAGCAGCTGCCCGTCTTGGCTGTCGGACTCCAGGTACGCGTCCGATCCGTAGATCGATCTGTATGAGGCATGCAGGGCGGCCAGAATATCGGCGTAGGTCGGCGCAGTGATGCCGGTGGCGCTGATTGTGCACACGGGGATGGTCATAGGGCGGCGCTCACGGTGGATTGTCCGTACAGGGTGTTGATGGTTGCGGTGACGGTCAGCGCCCGGTTGGCCAGGACGCTCTCGTAGCTGACGATGCCGATAACGCCCTGCGTGTCCAGAATGCGTTCGCGGATGGCCAAATCGTAGGTTTGCGCAGTGTTGGCGCCGAGGATCTCGGTTGCGTAGGGCGTGCCGTCCGTGACGTCCAGGAACCACTCTCCGCGCAGCAGCAGCAGGCGCGTGCGCACAGCCTGCGCGACCGTCTCCGGGCTGTTGGAGATGAAGTCGAGCGAGGACCGGCCAAAGACGGCATCGCCGTCGGCGTCGAGTTTGCGATAGCGCATCAGGCCGGCCCCCCGGTGTTGCCGCTGCCGGGCTGCACGTTGGTGTGATGATGGTCGCCAAAGCCGATTCCGCCGATGGTGGCGCCGCCGGACGCCGTCAGAAGGCCGGATACCAGCAGCGTGCCGGCGACCTCTGCCGCGGGCGCTGCGATGGTGACCTTCGTCGGGTGGGTTAGCGTGATCCCATCTGCGGAAATCTCGACGCAGGACAGGCCGTCGTCGGTCCGAAGCTGCACGCTGTCGGCGCTCACGTCGACCAGTTTTCGCGGCTGGGAGCGAGGGCCGAAGATGGCGATTCCGTCGGACAGGTCGTGCATGCGCTGGTCGGCTTGTTCCTGTACGTCGCCAGACTGCCACCACGCATCGATGCAGCGATCTGCGAACACGACAAGGCATTCGTCGCCGGGCTGGATCGGGAAGGTCAGCGAGTAGCCGCCGCCAGACGGGAAGACGATGGGCACGTCTGGCAGCAGGGGCAACGGGACGCTGGCGACGGTTCCGTCATCCAGGCGGATGCGGCCCTTTGTCGCGGGCTGGACGGTCACTGTCTGACGGTCCAGATCGACGGACTCGACAATGCCAGGCAGGGCGGACCACAATTCGCTCATCATTCCGCGCAAGGCTGCGCGGATCATTGCGGCCGGATCGTCGCGGCGCTGAATTCGTTGCATGGAGGTGTCCTGTGAAAAAGTGGGGTATTGCGGTTCTGATGGCGGTAGCCAGCGCTACGGGCGCTGCGGCTGGGCCGGAGCGGGCAATGGTGCTTTGGCCGGGTGAACGCTTCGACTTTCCTTGGCCGCACGTCTTTTATCTGGATCGACCGTGCCGCTTGCCGATTTCGGAGGCGCGAAACATGCGCGAATACACGATGAAGGACTTTCCCCGGCCTTCCGTTGGGTGCTGGGGGTACGCCTTGCAAGACGGGATGTTGCTTACGATTTCGAAAGACACCGGCACCGGCCTTGTGGATCGCGGAACCTTTTATATCCAGATGACGCACAAAGCGACCATCGCCCCGGGTGGCGAAATCACACGCCTTCCTTGATGACGACACGGGGAATAAGCCCCGGAGTGATTGGCTCGTTCAAGCCCACCGCGATAATGTCCGTGTACCAATCCTGCCCACGCGTATCGCCAGAGTGATTGACGACAATCGAACGGTAGAAGCCGTCGTTATCCATCTTTGGGGATGGCCAGTCGCGCTTCACTGATCCGATGTCGATACCGAATCGGTATTCCTGAACGCTCTTGTTGTTTATCTGCACCACCCTGCCGGCGACGATTGCCGGATTTAGCAGGCTGCGGATCGTGATGCCGTCAATCTGCTGCTCGGGCATCCCCACAAGACCGGTGGCCGACGTCAGCACAACCACCTCACCGGGCAGATAGGCCTGATTGGCGATCACCGTCAGTTCGCCGTTATGGATCGTCCAGTCAGCATCCGCCCCGCGCGTCGCGTCTTCGAGGAAGCTCCGAGCCATGCCGAACATTACCTTGCCGCGAGGTAGAGGCTTTTCCGGCAGATCGTCCGGCATCCACCCGCGCGTAACGCCGTACGGGCCCATGGCCTCCAGGCTGGCCGCGATGTGATCCTTGATGACCGACCCGGCGGCCAGGCTCTTGTTCACCACCGCCGCGGTGTAACCGCGATCCCCGTCGCCGGCGGTGATGTCGATATAGCTGTCGGTCGCGTTTTCCTTGCCGACGCGCACCTGGATGATTGTTCCGCGGAAGATCGTCCCGAAGTTTCCATCGTAGCCGGCCTGCATCAGCACCTCCCCACCCTCCACCCAGTCGCGCGCCCGCTTGGCGGTGGCGTCGGAGACGTTGTACACGCGGATGTCGGCGCTATTGGGCGTCTGGATGTCCTGCTGCTGGATCGAAAACCGGAAGTGCAGGCTGGACAGA